GAAGGTGTACGCCGTGGGATCTAAAACTTATGACCGACTCGTAGAGGCGGGCTTCGCAGAAAATAATATTCATTGGCGACACACAGCCAACGATTTAAAATTGCGTTCCAAAAACACAGGCCCACTCACTTGGCTCCACGGAGACAAGTACGCCAGAGATTTTCGTGCCATACCTGAAGTCACAGCAATACAGACATACGAATCAAAACCAGATCCTACAGCCATCAAACAGATATTGAAATTGGAACCAGATGTTATTCATGTGTATTCTGATGCTGTGTTGAAAGAGTTGGAGATTAGAAACTGGAGTCACACCAAGTTGAAACACGTTGAGTCAGCGGAACCTGATCGGGCTGTTTGGTTGGATTGCGAATCATTTGATCCTAATGTTTAAGAACGACTAGCGTCGTTCTGCTATTCGCTCACGCTCAAGCATTTAAGCAATCACATAACGAAGTTATGTCGTGCATCATGCAGACAGTTGATCCATACTTCACCCAGTAACGGGAAAAGTATGAAGCCATCATGCGAGACTAGCCTGCCATTTTGTGAAAGGAACTTTTGTACGGAAGCGGTGACCCGCCAACTCCCTATTCCAGACTTCATTAGTCACGGTCAACTGCGGCACCCTTCACAAACAAAGTGAGCAGTTGTGATGTTGTATCTTTTTCACAGAGCATCTTCTTTTATGCCTTTAGTAAGCACTTGCCTTGCAACTCAGGATTCACCATTGTGTTTCAAACGCACTTCCTGGATCTACGATCAGCGATGTTGCTATGTTAAGCCTTCTTGTAATTTTTTAGTTCTTCTTTTAGGATTCGAGAACCACCAACTCTAACATTGATGATACCATTGTAATAATCGTCGGATTCTAATACTCGCCTTTCGAATTGTTCTCGAGCTTCGAGATAACTCATTACGCCTCTTGTGTTGCAAATGTACAATATTTCTTTTGTAAACTTGTCTTCGCCTAATTCTGCCACGTCAGCATTTAGATGATCTGAGGAACCCCAATAGTCTTTCCAGTCAGATTCAACCTTGCTTCTACGTTTGTTTATCCTACCCTTGAGAGGTGGACGTGTCTTCTTGAATTTCGCCAGTTTTTTGCCCACATACATCCTACCGTTGGTTGTGTTTGTGATTAGATACACAAATCCTTCGCAGTCTTCTGGCAGTGTGTGAATGGGTTTACCCTGATAAGTCCATGGCATATGGACATACTTACTGATTATTTTTTTCGCTGTTGCTGTTTGTGGATCTTGGACACTTTATATTGTTCTTCTATCTCTTTACGTCTTAGACGTGCCAAAATTCTAATTTCCGCTAGTGCCTTTCTAGCGGCTACTTTTGTGGAAAGGCTTCGCCTTTTAGCAAACAACTCGTTTGCCTTGAAATACTCCATGTATGCCTTAGTGAGTTTGTCGTGTGTGTCATCTTGTATGGTCATATGTTTCCACGTCATTAGCATATGCTGTGAAGCCGTTTTCTTTTACAACCCTAAGCACATTGTTCACTCTGCCCATTAATTCATCTTTGTGTGATATCAAGAATATGTTTTTGCCGGCCTCTCTGCTCATTTTCTTCAGAATAGCCAAACTGCTTTCAACACCTGCTGAATCCATTCCAGAATCTATCAATTCATCCAAGAACAACAAGTTGATCTGTTGATACAAGTTTTCCCACACATCTCTAAATGCAAAACTTAAACCTAAAATTAATCTGTTTCTTTCTCCTCTACTCAAATTGTCAAAATCTAATTCCTGTCCCAGTTGAGTGATCTCCACACTTAAATCATTTCTAAATGTGACCAAGTGTGGAAGACCCAATTGATCCAAGTAGTGAGTTAACCTGTTGTTCAAGAAGGTTAAATTTTGATCAATTATCTTTTTTCTTATGAAAGAATCTTTGTTTGTTAATAATTTGTACAAGAACTCTTGATGTTCTTTTAATTTTTGCAATGTGTTTGCTGTGTCCCAATTTATTTCCTGTACTGCTTGATTTTTTAATTCATCTATTTGATCTAGATATGGATTAGATTCATCTTTTTTATTGGCAAGTGCTGTTTTGATTGAATCTACATATTGTCTGTGATCATATGCTTCTTTGATTGTGTCATAATATGTGTTTGGTCTTTGATCCATGTTGCCCACTGCTTCGATGTCTTTCACAGTTTGTTCCAATTGTTGTGCTAATTCCATCACATAACTGTTGGATTCTCCATATTCTTCTTCCAATGTTTTCTGCATTTCTTCAATTTTGTCTTGAGGAAGATCCTGACCACATGCATAACAAGTGGCTTTGTGATTAAGTTTTTCTAAATCATCATGTAATTTTTTTGCTGTTTTGTCTGCTTGTTCAATAGTGGATTCTAAACCAGCTCTGTCTTTTTGCAATTGATTTAGTACATCATTCAGTTTGGTCCAATCTTCTAATTTTTGATGTGTTTCTAATTCAGCATCGATGTCTACACTTTCTAATTCTTTTAAATTTCTATCTAATTTTTCTATGTCTGTGCTGTTTTGATTTTGCCAAGCACTGCTTTTGTTGTTTAAACTGTGAATTGTTTCTTCAACTTTTTCATTACTGATTTTTAAACCTTCTAAACGTGCTGTTTCTAAAGCAATATCTTCTTTTGAACGTTTGATGTGTGTTTTTAAAATATCTGCTTTCTCAGACAGTAATTGTATTCCCAACAGTTGTTCAATTATTTCTTGTTGTTCATTGTTGTGTAAACTTAAGAATGGTTGTGTGTATGTGTTTAATGCCACAATGTGTTTGAACATTTTTGGATTCATGCCAATCATTTTGTTCAAATCTTCTTGTGTCTTACGTGAATCTCCTTGACTGACATCTGATAATTCTTGTTCTTGCTCATCTATGTAATATTTCATCACATTGGGTTTTCTACCACGTTCTACTCTGTAGTTCACACCATCTTTTTCAAATGCTATTGTGACCAACATGGCTTTGCCGTTGGTTTTGTTCACAAGATTGTCTTTACGTATTTTTGTAAGTGCTTCACCATACAATGCGTAACACAGTGCATTCACAATGGTAGTTTTACCTGTACCATTACGTGAACCTGCATCATCACCACCCATGTCCAAGTTTTCACCTAGCACCAATGTTAATAATTTTTGCTGAAAATCTATTGCTTGAGTTTGGTTACCCACACTCATAAAATTTTTAACAGTTAATGTTTTAATCAGTATCATTGTTTAAATCTCTAAATATTCTAAGCAACACCGATTTATCATATGCGTCCGATTCAATTGTTTCAATTTCTTTAGAAACGATTTGATCCACACTTTCAAACTTTGTGATATCAAGTTCTGTGTTAATTTCTTCTTCTTGTTTGCTTGGAATCAGTGTTATTTCTCTGCAATTATATTCTTTCATAAAAGTTTCTTTGATATAACTTGCTTCTTCAAAACTGATATCAATATCCAATGTAACTCTTAGATGCATCTTCTTTTTCATGATCTCTTTGGTCTTGTCTAACAATGTGCTTAATTTTACATTTCTATACTTGGGACAATTTTCCCAATTGAAATACACAGGCTCTGTGCCATGTTCTAGTATCATCATGCCACGTTCATCATCATCTACATCTGCATAATTGTGTGGAAAAGGATTACCTAAATAGTGAATATTATTTTTTACTTGTCTTTTATGAAAATGTCCAGAGAAAACATATTCTTGTTTTTTAAAATCGCTTGGACGCAATTCTCCTGTGTCAGGCATTTCTACCATTGCATTCATAAAGAAGTTGGGTAATTCAAAATGTCCAAACATGTATTTGCATTCCATACCACCAACTTTTTTCCATTCATTGCCCACTAACCAAGGCACTAATATAGTGTCATCTATTTTTGTAATTTTATTAACCATGGTGATGCCTGGAATAAATCTGCCAAATTCTACAGATTGAATATCTCTGCTGTCTTTGTAATACAAGTCATGATTGCCTGGAAAGAAATAAAATTTATCAAATGCTTTTCCTAATTTTTCTAAACATCTGATTGAAGCATCCATTGTGGTTATGTTCACACTGTTTCTGTTGTGATGCCAATCACCACAAAACAATCCTGTTTCACATCCGTGTTTCTTTGCTAATTCAATATACCAATCAACAAATTCTTCACAATCATCGTTGTGTAATTTACTATTGGATTTTAGTCCGAAATGAATATCGGTAAAAACTGCTAATTTCTTGAACAAAATAATCTCCTACTTTCTTTAGAATACACGAAATTGTTGTATTTGTCAACTACTTTTTTTTGGCGGCTTTGGGTTTTGGAGCCGATTTGTTTGCAGTCTTTGGTGCACCCGAATCGCCTTGGGTCTGACGCGACATACTAGGCATCATGTTGTTCAATTCCAGAATATCATCTCTAATATTTTGATTTCGTTTTTCTATGTTGATGATTCTCACAAACGAATTGGTCACTGCCGCTGTGTAATAAGCAAATGGATTGTTTGATTTAGACTCATCAAACTGTAAACCAATTTGAGCCAATTGCAATATGGCTTGTCCTTGCATTTCGTCATTGTAGGTGTAACCTCTCACGTTACCTCTTGTTCCATAACGTTCACACAATTTCATCCACATCCTTGCCAACTCATTGGTGGCTTTGCCAGATTCTTTGTTGAATTTGCCGTTTTCTAATCCACCTTCCCAATGACTTTTGCCCACGCATGTAAGATTTCCTTTTTTATCATACTTCCAATGTTGGAATGGTGGAAAGTTCACTTTGGTTTTGCCATCTGCTATTGATTTTGGATTCTTTTTTCTGCCAGGTTCATCAGGCACATGATCAAAAGTCATCACTCTGAAAACCACATCATCTTTGTCTATTTTCCTATAATCTATTTCACACTCGCTCAATTTGGTTTTTGGATCCAGTTTCTTGCGTCTTTCATAGTCTTGCTGTGTTAATTTTTTTGCTTTGTGTCTTTTGGCTTGTGCCACAGTTCTGATGTTTATTGCGTCTACATCTTTCACAATCAAATGGTATTCACTGTACTCATCATCTAAAAAACTGCAAAACGAAGTCTTAGACTTATGAATTTCTGACAAAAGGTCTCTGTTGTTTAAGTAATTGACTTTTTTCATTGTTATTCCTTGTTATATATCTCTTCATTATAAACTACTCAGTTAATTTTGTCAATAAATAAATGTATGGCAGACAATTTTTTAAAAAACGCGACAAAATTAGTTCAAGACAAGGCTACAGACTTCAAAACAATAGGTACTGATATAGCCCAAAATGGAGCCGGATTCTTAAACACACAACTTGACACATTGGGTAAAACAATGGAAACAGTATCCAGTTTTGCTTTTGGAAAAGCCAAACGACTTAAAGGTGATTTGAAAAAAATTACTAACGGTGTATTTAAATTTGATAAATCTGCACCTGCTATCACAATGAAAACAAATGGTGGTACAGCATCAGGCGATCAAGATTGGCGTGTCAGTTTGTCAATGCCGCAACAGATTAAAGAAATTATAGGCGGTGAAAAGACATTGTTGGATCCTTTGAAAAGAACTGGCAACAGATTGGTATTTCCTTACACTCCTACAATTTTAGCATCACATTCAGCCAATTGGAATCCAATGCAACCGGTACACACCAATTATCCGTTTTATGCTTATGAAAATTCACGTGTGGATCAAATGACAATCACTGCTCATTTTTACGTGCAGAATCAACAAGAAGCACAATACTGGGTAGCGGCTGTGCATTACCTAAGATCGATGACAAAAATGAGTTATGGGTTATCACCAAACAAAGGCGCTCCACCTCCAGTGGTGCGTTTAAACGGATACGGAGATTTTACTTTCAAAGATGTACCTGTATTGATCACAAACTTTCAATTTGATTTGAAAGAAGACGTTGATTACATCAGTACACAATTAAGTGCAACTGGCGAAGAATCAGTTTCTGCTGATGGAGACATTTCAAAAACTGGAACATATGCTTGGGCACCGACAGAAAGTTTGATCACTGTGGGTATTGTACCACAATACAGTAGAACAAAACAAGCACAATTTGATCTTGCTGATTTTATTAAAAATGGCGGAACAAAAGGAAGCGGATTTATTTAATGGGATTCTTTTCAAACTCAAGTCCGTATGCATCGACACAAATTGTGGATGATCAATATCTTGACATCATGACAATACGTCCAGTTCCAGCACAACCAGACGATGTGTTGTACACAGTGGAACCACAATACAATCATAGACCAGACTTGCTGGCTTATGACCTTTACGGCAACGAAAAACTTTGGTGGGTGTTTGCTCAACGCAACATGGACAAAATTTCTGATCCAGTTTACGATCTTATTCCTGGCTTAGAAATTTATATTCCACAAGGACCCGCTCTTAGTGAAACACTGGGAGTCTAGATGTCATACAGAAATAAAACTAATTCTGCTGTAAAAGTTATTAATAACAAGTCCGGAAATATTGGAAGAAATTTAGCAGGATCCAGTGCATTTGATTATTTTAATGCAGATGGCCTTGCTAATACAGTCAAAGGCAAAGTTGAAAACAACGAAGAAAAAAAGAAAAAACCTAATGTTAAGATAAAAGAATTTATCAGAGACTTAATACCTAATCCATTGCACGATTATGAATCATACAATGCTGTATTCACCCTGGCGGCACTAACAGTGGAAGAAGTAAACTTTCCCAACATACTTTATAACAGAATGCCTCTTCATCCTATCGCACATTCCAGCGGTAAAGGCAAAATAGAAGAAGTTACTTTTTACAAACAAGCAGGTGTAAGTCTTGAATACTTTATAGACAATGTTGAAATCCAATCTGCTGTTTCGCCTAATCCAAAATCAAAATTCGTACAAAAGTCAAATATTTCTTTCACTGTGACTGAACCTTTCAGTATTGGTTTATTTTTACAGACTATGGCGATACAAGCCGCCAAAGCATCAAGCGATGGCAATGTTGAATTTACTCAGGCACCGTATGCTTTAATAGTGGATTTTGTTGGCACAGATGTAAACGGCAAAATTTTTAGAAACAACAATCTGCGTAAAGTTATGCCTATTCAAATGACAAAAGCAGAAATAAGAGCCAACCAAGCAGGTGCTGTTTACGAATGTACTGCCGCACCTTGGATAGAAACTCCAACAACGGATATCAACAACCAAATAAACACTGATATCACACTGTCAGGAAAAACTGTTTACGAAATGATGCAGGTAGGTGATGACAGTTTAATGGGACAATTAAATTTTAAAGGTGCAGAACTTGACAAAAAAGCCAAGAAGAAAGAACAACTTTCCACATTGCCTACAGATGATTTTGTGATATATTTTCCTGAGAATTCTGAAATTGAATACACAGAAGCAGAAAGAAAAATAGTTTTGAAAGATAGAGCAACAATGACACAAGATGGATCGGGTGACTATTTTTTTAACACTGAAAAAAGGGACGAAATTGTTGAAACACTGCTGGGAAACAATATAAGAGTAACCAACGAATACACTGGATCAAGTGGGCAAGGTATAAGAGTGTTTCAAACAGAGGGTGAAGGATCAAATGCAACATTTTTAGGCAATGACATTGGAGCATCAAAAATGGCCATCAATGAAAACAACATGGCTATAATGGGTAAAAGATTTCCTGATTTTGAAGAAAAATATGACAAAAATAAAAAAACATTCACCAGAGATGGCATCACTTTGAATCTTAGAGCAATGACTTTAAGTTTTAAAAAAGGCACACGTATTACAGACATAATTGAAACAGTGATACTGTTGAGTGAATATGCTAAAAATTTAACAAAAAATCCTGACGAGATGGTTAACAAACAGCCAGGCAAGCATCCTTGGTTTAGAGTGAGGACAAAATGTTTTCAACTGCAAGATTCCTTTTTCAAATTGAAGACAAAAACTCATCCTAGATTAAATGTTTTCAGCATAGTGCCTTATCAGGTGCCTGACACTATATTCGATGACGATACATCCATGCCAACAGGTTACACTGTGGTTAGACAAAACATTGTAAAAGGTTACAATTATTTGTACACTGGATTGAACAAAGACATACTGGACTTTCAACTAGACTACAATTTTGCTTTTTACAATGCTGTGCCACAAAATTTGAACAAAAGTTCTTCCACTTCATCTGCTGGAGGAAACAAGAGCATAGAAAAATCATCAACAGCGACAACGGTGCCCACCATGATCATAACAGATTCTGAAAATAATAAACCAGGAAATTTAGCATCTAGGATCTTAAAAGCACAAAAAGAAACCACCGGTGAAGGAACAGAAAATGAAAGTGCAGAATTAAAAATTGCTAGATCTATGAATGATAGAATTATAAATGGTGGAACCACTGATTTGCTTAAAATGGATCTAACAATAATTGGAGATCCTTATTTCCTACCAGCAAGTGGAATGATGAATTCAGATGAACCTGTAAGATTTTTTGTGGATCCCAGACCTTATGCCCGAGAATCTACAAGCATTAAAAACAACGGCAATGGCAGAGGAGAAATAAATTATCAAGACACTTTTTGTTTCATTGAAATGAATTTCCAAACACCAATTGATTATCAACCAAACGGAGATAATTTAATTTTCCCTCAAGGTGGTTCATATCAAAATGGAGCAGGAGAAACAATCAGATTGGGTGAATTCAGCGGCATATTTCAAGTTCAAACAATAGTGAGCAGTTTCAGACAAGGTCAGTTTGAGCAAACATTAACAATAAACAGACAAGCCAACATGACTCTGGATGCTGTGGAAGGCAAAGGCAACAAGAAAAAAATTCAAAAAAAGGATGAAAGTAAAGGCTAATGGCAAAAAATTTAAACACACGAAAATCACACTCAATAGATCCTAAATTAAATCAAGGACCTTTTGAAGCCATTGTGAGAAATGTGTTGGATCCTAAATACAGTGGTGCAATCGAAGTTGAATTGGTTAAAACATTGGATTCAGGCAATGCCACTACCACAGGACAATTCATCACAGCAAAATATCTCAGTCCGTTCTACGGCACAACCAACGTGGCAGGATTGAACAAAAACAAAGACGCCAGAGACAGTCAACAGAGTTACGGCATGTGGTTTGTGCCACCCGATGTGGGCAACACAGTGATGGTGATGTTTATAGAAGGCAACATCAACAGAGCATACTGGATTGGTTGTATTCCACAAGAATTAATGAATGTGATGATTCCAGGCTCAACGCCTGCCATGACAAACACCGACACAACAGATTCAGAACACAATGAAGATCCTGCAGATGCAGACATCAGAGGCAAAAAAATGCCTGTGGGCGAACACAACAAATTAAAATTTGGAGATAAACCTGCGGACAAACCTTTGATGATTAAAAAACCAATCAACAGACTGTTCAAAGCAGTTTTGGACAATCAAGGTTTGATAACAGATGAAATCAGAGGACTTACCACTTCCAGTGCAAGACGTGAAGTGCCTTCTTCAGTGTTTGGCATAAACACACCAGGACCTATAGACAAAGTGTTCACACAAAATCAACCCATAGCAACTGCACGTACAGGCGGTACATCATTTGTGATGGATGATGGTGATGACAAATTTATTAGAAAAACTAAAGCCAAAGATGGTCCAATGGAATATGTGGATGTTGAAACCAGTGAGGGTGTGATTGAAGGCGATAAAAATACTCCTCACAACGAATTATTTAGAATACGCACAAGAACAGGTCATCAGTTGTTGTTGCACAATTCAGAAGACTTGGTGTACATTGCCAATGCCAACGGCACAGCATGGATTGAAATGACTGCCAATGGAAAAATAGATTTTTATGCACAAGATTCTGTGAGTGTACACAGTAAAGGAGATTTCAACTTTAAAACAGATAGAGATTTCAATCTAGAAGCAGGTAGAGATATCAATTTAAAAAGTGCCACAGTGAATCAAGAATCCACAACACACAACTTGTTGACCACTGGAGCACAAACTGTGGAAGTGGGTACAGCACAAACAATCACAGTTGGAGGCACAACCAATCATTATGCTGGCGGCAATATCAATTTAGACGTTGGAGGACTCATAAATCTTTCTAGCGGAATAGCAGTGGCTACGCCGGTGGCGCCTTTAGCGGCTTGGAGCCTTCCAGGCGAAGCAAATGAAAGCATCATGAAACGTGTGCCACAACACGAGCCATGGAGCCATCATGAAAATTTTGATCCAATGGCAGTTGC